AGACACCGCGATATTTAAAGCTGATTAAGTAAGTCAGGAGGTATGGAATGGAAGAAGATATCAAAAAAATAAAAGAGGAAATTATCACTCAGGTAACACAATTAAATAATTTTCAGAAATTAAAACTAATATTAACATTTATTTTAAATTTAAATTAAAAGGAGCGTATAAATATGAGAAGTGAATTAATCAAAAAAATCAATGAAAATTTGGAAGGGGTTTCGGATGTATTATTGGAAGCTATAAGTGATGCTTTAATAGGTTGCAAAGATGCCGTTGACGATGAAAAAATTGAAAGAGGACTACTTTTTACTAAGGTTGAAAATTTAATAACCGATATCTCAGATTTCAGGATTACTGATGAGTCACAGAAAATAGTTAAAGAAGTTGGGTTCATTGTTAAAGATTTCAATGGTGAAACAATCACATTTAACGATGTACTCTGTGAAAACAAAATTACGCTAAATGTTAATGATGAGCCAATACTTGTGATAGAACCACAGAGTCCAATATTGATGGCTTTTAAGGAACTGTTTGAACAACTAAATTATGAAAAATAACGGGACAGGCTTAAATGCCTGATCCCTATAGAGTTTATAGATGAATGGCAAATATTGTTATTGAATGGGGGGCGTAAATGAGCGTTGATTTTGAAAAATTGAAACAGGAAATGCCGGAAGAATATCATTTTTTATTGAATCACAGGTTAATTGATACAGATTCAATGACAAACGAATTTAGAGTAAAAAATATGAACGGCGCAAAATTTAACAAGTGTGAAAGATGTGGGTACGATTTATTAATATCGGGTGCATATAGGAAAACAGAAGAAATTTCTAAGAGGCATCCGGCAAATGGATATGTGAGTTATTACGACAGATTTAAATTAATTATCTGTGATAGGTGCTTGGATAGATTGAACGGGCAGCCGTGGAAGTAGGTGATTGTATGGCGAGACCTCAGCAAAGAAGCGGAGTAGATTATTTCCCGCTAGAAATTGACATGGATCAAGATGATAAGATAACAATAATTGAAGCACAGCATGGTATTGTGGCGTTCGGTATCATGATTAAGCTATTAATGAAAATATACAGTGAAGGGTACTACTGTTATTGGACAAAAAGAGAACAAATACTCTTCTCAAAGAGGGTTAATGTTAACATTAATGAGATTAATGCAATCATTAACGATTGTGCTGAATGGGGTTTGTTTGATAAGAATTTATTAAAAACGTTCCAAATACTGACTTCTAAAGGAATTCAAAAAAGATATTTTGAAATAACGAAGCGTAGGCAAAGCGTAGAAGTTATTAAAGAATTTTTACTATTGGATAATGCTAACATTAATGAACATACAAACATATTAATGCGTACATATGTAGACATTAAAGCAAAAAATGTAGACATTAACGCGCATATAGAGGGGGTTGATGTTGACATTTCAAAACAAAGTAAAAGTAATAATAATAATATATATTGTGCATTTTTTGAAAAGCACTGGGGGCTATATCCAGAGAAAAAAGGTAAAGGGAAAATATCACTCTCAAAGAAAAAAGAGCTTTATAAGTTAGGCGACGAATTGGAAAGGTGCATCAACAGATATGTCAAACATGTTGAAGAGCAGAGAAACAGCGGATTCCAAGACTTGAAATATCAAAATGGTAGTACATTTTTTAATTCGGGATATATTGATTATTTGGATGAAAATTATAAAGGCAATTCCGGTAAAAGCGAAGAAAATAAGAAAGGGGAGTTCGTCCCTAAATTTGTACACTTCGATTTGTAAAGGGTGATGATATTGAATCAAATACAAGATATTAAAGAAAAATTCGGACAATCGGCCGAAAGCATTATTGCAAATGGACTGAACCTAAAACGGAGCGGGAAAAAGTATCATTGCCCTAACATATATGCTCATAAGAATTCGGATAGGGACCCATCCATGAGCTGGGACTCTAACGCACTTCAATTCTATTGCTTTGGCTGCGGAATGAAGATTGATTTGTACGGGTATTACAAAGAGCATTTAAATTATACTCACCAAGAAATTGTTGGAGAATTGTTAGGTGAAGAAAGCCATGACCATACTCAGATTAAGAAAAATCGGGACAACTTTATAACTGAGTCTAAAAAAGTAAGACCTATTAATCAGGAATGTGTCAGCTACATACAATTAAGGGGAATAACAGAAGAGTCGATAAAAAAGTTTCAGTTAGGTACATACAACGGATATATAGCTTTCCCGTATTACAAATATGAGACAGTAATAGGCTATAAAATCAGGCTTCCCAAAAAAGACCCAGGGAAACCAAAAATGAAGAGTATAACAGGCTCAAAGCCATATCTTTATAATATACAAAACGTTGAAGTTGGAACAGAGTTAATAATTTGTGAAGGTGAATTTGATTGCATGGTTATAAGCCAATGCGGATATGGGAATGTCGTTTCTGTAGGAGCAGGAGCAAACAGCCTTGATGCAATAATTGAACAGGCAAAAGAGTATTTAGACAAATTTGAAGGCCTGATAATAGTATCCGATAATGATGAAGCCGGACAGAATATGGATGAGTTCTTTGTTAAAAAGTTTGAACATAAAGCGAAATTAATTGATAAAAAGCTTTATACCAAGAAGGACATAAATGAGGAATACATAAAAAACGGCAAGGGGAAAATAATTGAGTTAATAGAAAGTGCAAGGTTTAAAATCGAAGGCAGAAGGGATTTGGATAAACAGCCATATAAAGGACTTTCAGCCAAAACAGGCAAGTATGTCCCAACAGGATTAAGTACTGTTGACTATGGATTAAATGATTTGGCTCCCGGATGTACAACGCTAATAACCGGAAGGGCTAACGGTGGGAAATCAACACTTGTAAAGCAAATAATAGCAAATGCGATAGATAAAGGCAATAAAGTTTATTTAATGAGTGGAGAAGGGGATATAGAGATATTCCTCAATGAATTATATTCATGTGTTATCGGCAAAAACGCTGATTTCTATAATGCAGTTAAAATTAACAAGCGTTATCGCAAGGAACCCAAAGAATATATATTAGAAAAATTGAAGAAATGGCATAGTAAAAAACTTATACTTTTCAACAGGGGTGACAGTAAGCTAAAAACAATGGAGCAGCTGATTAAAATGCTGGAATATGAAATTAAAATCAATAAATACGATTTAATTGTTATTGATAATTTGATGAGTATTTTAAGCGTACAAGCTTCCGAAAAATATGAGCAACAAGCCGATTTCATGCAAAAACTTTGCATTTTAGCAGGAACCTATAATACACACATAATTTTAGTTTTGCACCCTAATAAGACGTATAGAAAGGGTGATGATATGGATTTCGAACAGATAAGCGGGACGAGCGATTTATATAATAAGGCTGATAATGTAATAAGTGTAACAAGAGAATACGACAAAGATAAAATAGCAATGGCAATCAACGGAAAGATATCGGTATTGAAAAACAGGTATTTCCCTGAACTGCCAAGTGTTGAAGTTTATTTTGATAAGGAAACAGGATTATTGCTTGAAAGAAACGAAGACGGAACGATATTAACTTATAATTTTAATTGGGATAAATCGAATCAAGTTGAAATACCTGATTGGGTTAAGGAAGCCGAAGCTGCAGGAGAATGAAAGGAGATGCCTAAATGACCAAACAAGAATATAACGAAAACTTAAAAAGATCCTACAAAGCTATGGAATGGTATCACAGTAAGCCGTCAGACGAGCAGCAAGAAAAGTTTCTGCCCAAATTTGAGAAACTGCTAAATAACCTCGAACAGGGATCAGCCGAATTAAGTCCAAATGAACATGAAATATTGCACGGATTTAACCTAGGGGGTGAGACTGATTGATTATTGATTTGGACGTTGATGGAACAATATTTTCACTTGAAAAGGATGGGATAACATGGAGAATGTTCATTGAACAGGGAAGTGATAAATATATTATCGCTACAGCTGACAGTCATGGAGAAATTGCAAGCATATTCAATAAAATCATGAATGATTACATAGAGGGCATTACAAAAATAGAGGTGTTAAGCAGCTTAAAGAAAAGAACAATCATTAGCGAATATAAAAAATTAACGGAGGATATCACGGTTGTAAAATCTTGTATCAAGAGCGTAGACAGAGAGAAATCAAAATTAATATACGCATATAGCCCTAAGGCCATAGGAGCTATTGATTATTCAAAACCTGCT